CCGGCGTTGTCGCTGTAATCACAGCGAAGGACCCTGCGGGTCCTCTTCCCGTATTGGTGGGAGGAGGAAACCTTCAGGAGGTTACCAGCATTCACAGAGCCGGATCCCTGGTACTGAGCCACTGAACCCTGCTGAAAAACGCGGGGAAGTGAGACAGCACCAGAGGAAATCCCGGCACCTGGAGTGATGGTAAGGGGTTCCGTGAACATCGACGTGCTCCTTTTGCGTTGGTGTGCAGTGAACCTGTCACCTTACGACTCTGGTAATTCCTAGAGCCGCGGCTATGGCGGCTTGGGTTGGTGACAAGCCATCCCAAGTAACGCCAAAACCAAAGGGATTAGCCTGAACCCTCTTCTTCGTTGTTACACGAAGAGTAACATTGGGAACAGGCGGGTAGGGAGCCGGAATGGCTCCCGGGTACGAAAAGTTTCGTACCTTCCCTGCCATAAAGGTGTCTGTGACGACAGTCTTCTGCATCACATACCCGTATGGCATAATCGTGCCGTAGTTGATTTTGTTCTGTAGGTTTTTGATCAAAGAGCCTACATCAACAAACCAATCTGCGGCCCAGCTCCATGGCGCAAGATTCCACAACGTCTCAAGATCAGGCTTAGCTCCGAAGAACTGAGCCATAAGCCTCCGTCTATCACCTTTCGAGTGGTTGTCGTAACCACGCGGCATGTGATAGGTAAAGGCCCCGCTGAACCATGTTTCCTGTTCAACGGTCCTGCGACGTATGGTACTGTGCCATGGAATCGCACTACCACGGTTGGCCATTCCCCACATCCCTTTCAGACTGGGGTTACTAGTCAAAGACCAATAACCGGCAGGACTGATCCGGTTGGGGATAACCGATTCTGTGGTAGTACTCTCCTTGGGAAAGTGGAAGCTACGTCTAACTACTCGACCAGAATCACGAATGAACTGGTCGACTAGTCGATCGACTTTATGAACGGCTTTTAGAAAGTCGCCCATATCGCCGATCGTCGGTGCAATCCCGAACTGGTAATTAAGAAACTCACCAGCCAAGGCAACCGTCCCCAAAGCTCGGAGACGGCTCTCCCACAGGTGCGCGCCAGGTACTTTAGGCACGTCCTGCATGAGTTCACCGATAGCAGTAGCTGCCTGCGCAATCGCATTTCCAGGGGCACAGTTCGAAACCGCTATAGCTCCCTTGGCATTCAACTGACTCTTCGATGAAGAGGAGTCAGTTGGCCAGTCGGGAACAAACGGTACGACAGGCCTCTGTAAATACGTCGAGTCATCGAAACAAGCCAAGAAGTTCGCTGCGGGTGTGTAACGTAGCCGATACAAGAACGAAGTCGGCGACGTATCACTTTCCCCGTAGGGAGCATTCTTGGGAAAGAGTTCTACAAATGGGAGTTTATCCCCATAGAGAATCTCTCTCTTCTGAG